CTTACCACTTCCCGGCAAAACATTTAATGGGTCCATTATATTTAATGGATCAATTACTTTTCTAGCGGATTTAACAAATTTAGAATTCCCAAGGTTAAAGGGATCAACAACTTTAGTTACAACTTTTCCAAATGATGAGCCACCCATAATTATAATTCTATTTTAGACCTAGCTTCCAAGCAAAGTTTCGATCCGGGTTCAAATAACCTACACGCCTGTGGACGGCAATTATAAACAGAACACTTAACTGCGGTTCCAACTTCACCTTCTAAAGCAACGCATCTGTTGTTTTCAGTCTTCATCAGAGGATAATCTGTTCGTTGCATTTCCACAGGAATGCTAGTTGCGTCTGATCGATCTCGTTTGAAGATCGGCCATGACCATTTAAAACTGCAACAGGCTCCGCATTTTTCACAATCATAATTCGTCACTTCTTATACATTTGACCAGCACCAGATACTGCACTTCCAACCAATGTTTTAATAGCATCTGCCCAAGCATTATTAACTAATTCAGGGTTTGTGCTTTGTAAATTAAATGGCATTTGCGGCATGAAATTTAAAGAGTCAGAATCTTTTTGAGATGATTGCATCTCCATAAATTTTTTATAGTTATCTGCTTGATTCTGACTCGCTAAAGCGGCAGATGCAGGACTACTAGAATCTATGTCACTAATTCCTTTTCCTAAAAACTCAAGACCTTGACCGATGCGTTTGTTTTGAGCCTGCTGTGCATCGAATGCCGCTAGGTCTGCGGCGGTTGCTTTAGTTGCTTTAGGGACTGTGCCTGCCGCAAATTGCGCTTCGCCTATTTTGTTTGTGCCTGTGTTTGCTCCACCCATATTATTTCTCCCAAGTTACTGGTTTAAATCCCAAATCTGGAATTACGATGTCTTCGTAAGGCGCAAGATGCGAGATATTCGTGACTGTTGCTTTTAACTTTGGGCAATACACTTGATTGCCTTGATGTCGATCTACACAATTTAAGCAAGTCGGATAAAAGTCTGCGTTCAAAGATTTATCAGGATTGTTTGCCCATCCAGATTTTGTTTTAATATATCGGGTTGGATCAGCCTTTACTCCGTTATTCTCCAGATATTGATAGATGTCGCGATCAGTCCAATCGCGCATAAGGTAAAGCGATACAGGACTGCCATCAGCATGGCGAATATCCTGCGAAATAGGCACATGACCCTTGATCAAATCAGTATCGGAATTCTTTGTTCCAATCCAAACAGACTCCCACGGCCAATTAAAGGTTCCTGTAGGTCGTTTTAGGAAGTCATCCACACCGCACATGAATTTCTCGCCTTTCTTTGGACGCTCGGTTCCAAGCGATAGCACAACCGCCTTGGCCCCCCATTGAAAGTAGTGCAGAAGATCAAAACGAACCTCGCCAGTCTCTGTATCAGGACCATCTGCTAATGCAAATCGGCTTGCAGGGTAGTCATAGACAGTCAAATCCCAGTCTCGGATCAATTGATCCGAATATGCATAACGCTCGCGAAATTTCGGTTGCCTAAATTGAATTACAGGCACATCGATTCCAGCTTGAAATTTCAGCAAATGAAGCATCGCAGTCGAGTCTTTTCCACCTGACCACAAAACGACAGAATTGGGCCAATTTTTTGCCCATCTTTTAGCTTTCTCGATTGTTTCGCTAATTAATTGATCCATATGTGCAGATTTTTTGTTTATATGATAATTGCCGCCGCACCAATCGCCGCCCCACCAACCCCCGCGCCTGCCGAAATCATTCCTGCTTTTGAGGCATTCTGCGATTGTGCATTTTGAACTGCCGCATTGTATAAAGATTGATCATAAGCCTGACGATTTTGTCTTTGAACATTAGATAGATTTAAAATCTCTCCCATATTTTTACTTAAATAATCAAAAGTATTCTGTTGTGCCTCGCCAAGTCCAGTTCCCAATTGTTGCGCCCCAGAAAAAATATTCTTTTGCCAATCTGCCATTGCGCCAAGGTTCTGTGCTTCTTGTCCCATTCTTGCACCAATTAAAGTGCCGGGATCAAGTCCACCAGTCGGGCGTTGCTGGCTAGAAACGAACCTATTTCGCAGTTCAATATCTTCCAGCATCCGCTTGCGTCCCTCTTCGGTGGACACATCTGCAAGCATGGATCGACCAAAAGATGACGAAGGATCGACTCCAGTTCCGCTGACCGCAGAAATGCCTTTATTTTTCAACCAAGCATCCATGCGGTTTTTAAAAGACTCGTCAGAGGTCACCGCTTCGATTTGCTCTGGCAATTGATACCGCATACGAGCGGTGGCTGGAGAAAGCAACTCTTCGCCTTGCCTTGTTCTCGCCTCATTCGATAAACCAAATTGCGCGGCTTGCCGAGAAGTCTGCTCTGCATCGAAATCCTGCATCAATGGTTGCGTCTGCCGATACAGATCAAATAACTGAATTTTAGTTCCAATGTCAGCAAGTTGACCTTCTAATGCGCCTTGACCATATTGAAATTTTTGCGCTAGAATAGCATTATCTGTTTGATAATCAGGTCGGCTCATGTATTGACCCGGATTGACTGTTGCGGCTCCACCCATAATTTTATTCCTTTCGTTTAATGTAAAATACTTCTCGGTTTAATCGTTCCATACCTAGCTTTTCCATGATTTCATTGGTGAATGTAAATCGCTCACTTTGCAAAGGAACTCCAACATAGCCGGGACCACCTGTAAGTTGATTGTAAACTCTCCAGTCATGCATGGTCTGTATCACATCCCGTGGCGTTGTAAAATCTGGATGGAAAGCAGGATAAATTGTTGGAATGAATACATGGTCACTATAGCCAACTAGCTTGTTATCTTTGTAATGACCATAAACATTGATTTGAGGATGATCTACAACCTTATGATCAAAGGTTTCCGCGAAATCAGAAAGTTCAAGGAACTCTGCCGAATCTTTTGGTATTAGCTTATATTCAATTGTTGATCTCATGTATTTATTTATTAGTTAAAGCCGACAAAAATTTCGTCTGGAACTGGTCCTTGCTTGAATCCCGTATACTGCGAAGCAACTTGATCCAAGACATCTTGGCGATCATTGTATGTGCCGCACAACGCACACGGCAAGCACTCATTTTGATTTTTTTCAAAAGGAATAGACGAGTAGACAGGAACCAGAAATTCATCTGCAAAAGGCGAGATAAATTTATTCGGAAAATCTGTCAATCTTATTTTTGATTTAGCAATGGAAGGCATAATTAGCAGGGGTTATTTGCCTTGAATTCTTGCGCGGCATTGGTTGCGGCTTGCTCTGCCAGCGTTTCAGCCTCTTCTCGCGCATGAGCATAGCTAACTGTGGAAATATACGAGGCAGATGCGGTGGCAGAAATCGTCTTGCTAGAACTTGTGCAATTTACAGTCACAGTTTTATAAACTTTGGCACTCCAGTTTTCTTGTGACAAGGATAAATTTTCATACGGACTTTCTTTCAAGTCGATAGTAAAATTGTCACCATTTTGACCTACAACGCAAGATTTAGTTTCGACATATTGAGGAATTCCAGTAGCTTTTTCGCTCCACGGGTCCATGAACATACGAACAATCTCGATGCCCATCTGACCGCACCATTCGATCAAGATTGAGAAAGCCTTATCTACATCGTTTGTTAATGGGCTTTCGCAGGTTTCGTAGGTAGCTAACCTATTCGCTGATTCTGTTATTAAACGCCGATATTGCGTGTTAAGAAAGCCAGCTTTTTCTACTTGGCTTTCGTAATCTGTGCCTCGCCATTGATAGTCGTTAGTTACTGCTAAAATCCTAGTATTTAAAATCGGCAAATATCGACCCTTTGAACCTCTATAACTTACATTTACATCTACAGTTCCTCCGATTTCAGTAGCTTCAATTTCAGAGTAGATGAATTGCTTCAAGTCCATGCCGTCACCAAGCATTGGAGTTTCAAGTTGGCAATAAATTCGATTGTAAAGATCGGTTGTAGTTCCATCAGGATTTATCTGAAGGTATGTATCGTAGCGTTCTGGCTGGAAAGCCTCCCAAAGATGATTGTAAGACCCGTCTGCCGTTGGTGCGTAATCTACCGAGAATTGAAAGCATCGATTCTGACTTTCAATCTTTCCAACTGTCCATTGAACTGGTCGAGTTCCAGTCCAGACTCCAGCCCATGCAGGTTGCCTACCCGATCCCCACTCGGCGGCAGGAGCATAATCCATAACCATTGTGTCAGTATTAAGTTTTGATAGGTATGGAACGGAATACATTAAATAGTTCTCAAACGCAACAGCACAAATATTAGATGGATTCCCGTCCATAAGACGCTTTGTTCGTGCCATCTCAATATCTTTAAACAATACCTGCGAACTTAAATATGATGCCGCCGCAACATCCGCCGCAACAAGACCACCATCCGAATACCACCACATCTGACCCGCTTGGAACGCAATTGACCGAGGTGCAACGCATCCAACAGTTGGATAAAGTGTGTTTTGGAAGTTAGCAGTTGTAGTCCATTGCGTCCTGTCTAGCACCCCAGATGCTAACGAATATGTGGCACGATCCGTAAAGACGATTAATCGGGTAGAGGTATCTTGACCCACATAAGACACAAGACCTGTCACGGGACGCACAAACGCGAAATCGCCCCTTCCTGTGCCTTGTGTTCGTTCACGCCAGCTAGTTGGGTCGCCAAGATCGGAAGCAAGAACAATATTTTTCTCTGCAATCCACATCCGATTGCCAGAATATGCCATGTGTGTTCCTACAGGGATGGACGAGTCCTGCGTTCCAACCTTATTTGAACCATCCCAATAAGCAGGCGCAGAAATGCCATCCTGCATCATTATAATAGTATGTGCTGGCGTGACTAACTCATTTTCTGATGTAGCCAAATTTGCCGTTTTTGTGGCTGGCGCGAAGAATAGATTTTCAACATCAGGATCGAACTTAATGTTATTTAATTTGTAATCATTCCAGTTTTTAGGCTGAACTAGTGGGAAAGGTGCGTAGTAAACATTGCCGTCTACTGCAAAGACCATGTAGCTCAATTCGCTTGCAATGACTCCTTCGCCATTTACATCAAAAATTTTCGCAGGAACTGCTGTTTGAACTCCATTTTCTTCACGGCTAAACGATGCGTCTTTTTGCTTGTTGGCTTGAAAAATAATTCCGCCTTGCAGGTTGCCGGGAGGCAGGGAAAGGCGCATTGCGTAGCCGGGTCGAGTCTGCGCGATTCCGCCGCGAATAGAAAGGTTGGTTCCCCATTTAAATTGGTTTTCTGGCAATGCCCAAGGATTGCGAACAGAATTGACTCCCTGCGTCCACCCTGTAGTGATCTTTTGAAGTCTGCCACTTGTGATATTATCACTTTTCATTAGAACATCACGGGATCGTGTCCGTCAGCATAGACGAGATTTTGAATTTGCGGAGGCTGGAATGAGTGACCATCCAGATGCTCTTGCTGGTTCTTCAGGTAATTAAATGCTACACCCCAGTAACGAGTCGCCTGCTCGGCAAAGTCTTTATCTTCCAAGTCGCAAGCGTGAACCGCAGTAATAATTGCGCGTTCATGCTCCAGAGGAATGTAATCTTGCTTGGAAGTCACAGTTGGAGGCGAGACACGATAAATGATTCGCGCCCAAGCACATTTTTTGCCAATGCGAACTCGTCTGTAACTAGGGTTAATTTCGTCTGGATGATATTGACCAATCAGAGTCAAATCATTACTGCGCCCGTAATCCCATGCATAAAGACTTACATATCCATCTGTTACTGGTTTTTCAATATGTGCGATACTTTTAACTAGAACTGGACCCTGAACATTATCTACAAAGAAAGTAGATGTAGTTTTATTTCCAGTAGTTAAGTATTCAACTCGACCAGTAGTCGAAGATAAGTTTCTAGCGTTATTTAGAGTATCATAAAGCTCAAATTCATCGCTTTTAATCTTGCGAACATAGTATGTAGTTCCTGCAACAAGACCACTTGGCAATACATCATTTTCAGTTGCACGAACAGTTACGGAATCGCCAGTTTCATACAAGCAAGCAGGAGCATAGATGCTAGTCGAAGGCTGGACTATCATTACTCTGCGAATATCAAGTGTCAATCGACCAGTCCCCGGCGTTGCAATCGGAACCAACACGCCGCCAGAGTATACTTTTACACGATTCCCGAATAGCTTTACAGTATAATTAGTCCCAGCAACCAACGGAGATGGCAATGTGCCAGACGATGTGAAGTTAACTATCTCATCATCTGCAATAAATTGAATGTTATCTGGCTCAATTAAATCATCGTAAACACTAGGAGTAACAGTAAAACGAATTCCAAAATATGTTTGACCAGTTCCAAATGCAGTCGTTACAACTTGACCAGTAGTTCCTCCAGCAATTGCATTTGCTTCAGAAGTGTAAACTCGTCCAGACTCATCTGTATCTTTGCGTAACCAAAATTGTGTTACACCATTATCAATTGATGGAGTAGTTGTTGGAAGAAGAAAATCAGTTCCAAAGTAAAAGCCTTGAGTTTGACCAAGAGATGCATAGTCACCTCTCCAGTTTCCAGTAAACGAAACTCCAAAAGACCTAGAAAGAACTACATACAATGTTCCTGATCCAGAAGATTTGATATCTACATCAGAATAGTCAGTATTTTTAATTGTAAAAGTATTACCAGCAGTAGGATTTTCTGCGCGATACACAGTTCCTGCAACTAAAGGTTGCGGCAATGTTCCTGTGCTTTGAAATTCAACGAATACTCCAGTCGAAGGAGACAATATAACACTAGGTGGCGATGTGTAGCCAGTTCCTTGAGTGATGATATCAATGGAAGTAACTTGTCCTCCAGAAACATTTGCTTTTGCAGTTGCGCCAGTTCCACCGCCACCTTCAATTTTAACCTGTGGTGCTTCAGTATATCCAGAACCAGCAGAAATTTGAGTGAATTTTGAAATAAATGATGTAGTAATGCTGGCAGTAGCAGTAGCTTGGTTACCTGATGCAACTCTAGCGGCAGTAATATTGCCAGTAGCATCTGCCAATGCTGATGTCACTACATATGTAAATGTATTAGTAGCAACATTTGATATTGTCTTTGTGCCGTTATAATCGTTTGGAGAAGCACCACTAATTAAAATTTGATTTCCATTAGCAAATCCATGAGCAACAGCAGTTGTTACTGTTGCTATTAAAGTTGCAGGATCAGTTGTAATACTTGTAACAGTAAAATTTGTAGTTGTAGGAGGGTCAATTGTTACTGTTGGCGATGAAACA